AAGGAACGCCTGCGAATTCTCGGTCTCGCCGAAACGCGTCTCTTCGTACTCGATAGAGTCGCGGCTGTAACCGGTGCCGTTCTCGGCGACATACCGCAGGGCCTCGGCCTTGTCTTTACCGTACAGCTCTTCGATCTCGTCCAAGGTCATCCAGCGACTTTCGAACACTTCGTTCCAGGTCTTCGGATCGTATTCTTTGGCGTCCGGATCGAGCAGGATGTCCAGCGGGTCTTTGGCCGTGATACGGACTTCGCCCTCGACGTGGTCGCTGAAGTCCATGCGGACGTCAAAGTAACCACGTCCGTCCAAGATCAGCCCGTCGCTGAACACCTGCTGCTCGACCCAGTCGAGCTTGTTGTTGTCGCCGATCTGCATGTAGAGCTTGGTCAGCACAGAGGCGACGTCCTGATCACCGCCGCGACGCGGCTTGAACTGCACGTCGGCCCGGCGCGTGGACTGTTCGCCAAGGACCGTGTTCACGGTCGGAAGCACGGTGTTGATGGTCAGTGACGGGCGTCCCTCGGCTTCCAGCTTCGCGATATCAGCCTTGTCCCACTGGTCGCCACGGTAGAAGGCATCGCACTTCTTGGCCATCTCGACATACTTGAGATGCCCGTTGTCCCGCGCGCGTACGTAGCGGTTCCACTGCGTGCGAGCCAGCTGCTGCTCTTCGATGGACTGCGACTTGATCTTGGCCATGTTATGAACTCATCGCGGATTTTTGGCGGGGTCCGCGAGCGATGGAGAGAAGTTTGTCCCGCCAGGACGGTACGTGGACGACAGGAGGCTGGAACGTAGAAAACTCGGCCATCATCAAGCCGATCCACGAGATCGCGTCTACTTGGTCGTCGTGCATACCGTTAGGAAACCGCAGCAGCTCCGCGATCATAGGGCCGGTGAATGAGGCATCGCGCGGGAAGTATACCTTACCCTGCTGCATTCGGCCTTGGATTGCACGCGCCCGGGCTTCTTTGTCCCGGCGACCGGTTTTGAGGTCTTTGAAGTACGCCTCGTACAATCCGCGTTCCCGGACCCGTTTCTCCAGAAAGGGGCCAAGCGCCATTTCGATGTGGCTCTTCTCGATGCCGACGATCGACGGCTTCCATTGGACGTACAGGTCAAGGATGCGCTCGACCAGCTCGAAGCCGTCGAACCGCCCCCGCACCACGTCCATGACGTACATGTCGTCCTGCTGGTTGATCCCGACCACCACCCCTACGCTGTAGTCGTTGCGGTCGTTCTTGCCGATCGCCAAGTCCCACGCACAGTAGTAGCGCATCTGCTTCTGGTCGACGTCGTCCGGGCCGTAGTACTTGACCATGCTGCGGGTGAAGTACTGGCCGTCGTCAGCTACCGGGTTCTGTTGGTAGAGGGCCGACCAGTCCCGGGGGCCGACCGCCTTTTCGATCCGGCGCAACGCCTCGACGTTGTACCGCTCCGGGTGCAGGGCGTCGCCCGACTTGCGGAACTCCTCGTCCTCCTCGGCGATCGCCGGGTACCGCACCACCTCCCACTCATCACCCCCCTGCGAAGCCGCCTTCAGCAGCCGGCCGGCTAGGTCGTCGTCATGCCAGCGGGTGAGGATGACCAGCACCCCGCCGCCCGGCGCCAAGCGGGTGTACGCGGTCGAGGTGTACCAGTCCCAGGTCGCGTCCCGGTTGTTCTGGCTCTCGGCGTCTTCGCGGTTCTTGATGGGGTCGTCGATCACGAGGACGTGGGCGCCTTTGCCGGTGATACCACCGCCCACACCCGCCGCCACGAACCCACCCCCGGCCGTGGTCAGCCACGCCTCAGCGCTTTGGCTGTCCGGATCCAGACGCGTCTTGAATATCGTCTTATAGGAAGGCTCACGTAGTACCTGACGCACCTTACGGCTAAAACCCATCGCCAGAGAACCCGAGTACGAACAGCTGATGAACTCGTGCTCAGGGTTGCCGCCCAAGTGCCAAGCCGGGAACGCGACCGACGCCAAGGTCGACTTTCCGTGGCGCGGCGGTAGAAAGAGCATAAGCCGTGGCGACTTTTGGTCCACCACGTCGCGAGAAAACTGCTCAAGCCGTTTGCAGACATCTTTGTGCACCCACCCTGCGTTGTAGTCCGGGTTGAACTTCTCGACGAACGGCAACAGCCGCTTACGCGACAGGATACGCTCGGCGAGCTCCTTTTGAGCGCGCTCTTTGATGGATAGTTCCGGGGCTTCGGCCGGGGCCTGACCAGCGGCCTCCGGTAACCGCTCGGCGTCGTCGGCTTTGCAGTAGACGCACAGGCCGTCCACTTCGGAGGAGTACAAGGTCGCCGGATGGCTGTTCTTGCACCGCTTGCACCGGCGCGTCGGCACGGCCTCGGTCATGAGGGTTCCGGCTCCAGGTACGCCGGATCGCGGCCGGAGAGCTTGAGGAGATCGGCGTCGGACATCCGCTCCAGCTGAGCGGTGTTGACGTTGATGTTGATCTGGGTGGCGTTGTCTGGCGCCGCTAGGCCGTGCAGCTTGACCAACGAGTCGGTGGCGTTCTTCATCTCGGTCGAGGTCGCCGCAGCGTTGTACGCTTCTAGGTACATCTGATGGGCCTGGACCCGGGTGAACCGCACCTCTTCGCGCATCTGCTCGCGGAAGTATTCGATCGCCTTCAGCACGGCTGGCCGCTTGGAAGCAGCAAGCGCGGTCTCGGCGCTGGCGTACCCGGCGGCTCGGCCAGCGGCCGCTACTGACATTCCACGGACGATGTACAGCACCAGCCGTTCCTGCTGGATGGTCAAGTCCCCGAGAGTAAGCCCCATGTAGGGCATGAGGGACTGGAACTCGACTTGAGCGAGCTCGTCGTCAGTGGACCGAGGTTCCTGGTCCGGCAAGGATTTCGTCATCGTCTCCAAAGAGGTCCTCGTCAAGATAGACAAACACCGGCGCTCGATCGCCAAGCTTGCTGAGGGAGATCTTGGTCAAAAAGTCTTCAAGCGTCGCGGCTTCGCCTTCAAGTGAGCGGACGATCGCTTCGGCAAGGTGGCCGTCGTAGACCAGTACCTCATTGCCGCCGCGATACGCGGTGCCGATGACGGCCTGGTCGAAACCCTCCAACGCAATGACCTGGAATACCTGTGACATGGATATTAGTCCGTATATGGATCAATCACAAGAGTGGGCGTGGATGGTCTTCACCCACCAGTAGAGCATATCAGTGCTTAGGGTCTGCTTCAGTATATTGACGCGAAGCGCGACCAATTGGATGTTTCCGGGGACGTAGCCTAATTGGCTGTCGATCCGGTCGATGCTGGCATTGAAGTCTTTATGCCCGGATCCGTCGACGTGGTGGGTGAGCACGACCCCTGACACAGCGCATCGCCCGTTCTGCGCTTCCCACAGTTCTATCAGCTGTTCCAGCGTCACTTCGTAATCGCCGAGATCACGTCGTTTGCTGTTGTCGCGGCTTTTTGAAAGAAGGTTGGAGAGATAGGTTTCGTAGCTTGAAGATGCTGTTTTTCTTGTGGCGGCGGACCTGCACGGGTTACACGTCTGCCGGTAGTTACCCGATTTGAACCTGTCGAATGTACCTACTGGCAGGGCCTGCTGACAGCGAGCACAGGTGCGTTGTTCAGTCACGTGGTTCGTGGTCCGAGGGCCGTGGACTGGGCGGGAGTATAGCGAAAATTTTTTGCAAAAAAAGTTTTGGGTTTCACTTCTACTTCGCTCACTCATGGTCTCCCGGCCGCCTCCACGATGACCCCCTTCCCGGAACCCACCGCCCCCTAACGAAGATTAGCCATTTCAGCATTTGGAACCTTGTCTGGCAGTAACCCTCTTCGCACGAAGAACTCAAGCTCACACGGGGTCAGCTATCGGACAGCTCGCTCGCGCTTCGCGCTCGCGGTCAGCGTCAGTTGTGTATTCCGTCCACCACTCAAGGAGTTAGTCATGGACCGTCGCGATATCCCTGTTGTCATCGCTGCTGGCGCGTTTGTCGTCAGCCTCTTGTGGGCCACTTACTACCTGTGGCTCGTTTGATAGCTCGCTGCGCTCCGCGCTTCGCGCGTCGCGGTCAGTAGTGTTTGTGTAGTTTGTGCAACCAGTCCTAGGAGGACACTTCGATGCAGATCAACGATACCACTGAGTCCACTGTCGCCACCAAGACGGAGGAACTCAAGGCTCAGGCCAAGGAAGTTGGGGCCGACCTCATGCAGGCCGCCAAGCGTGAGGCCCAAGAGCGCCCGCTGTCGACCGCGCTGCTCGCGATCTTGCTGCTCACGAGCACCTGACCCCCAGCCCTGAGCATGGCTCAAAACTGCTCATCTCTTCTACAACCAGCCCCAGGAGGGCACTTCGATGAACAAAATCTACCAGCCGATCACCGTCGCCCCCGGCCGCCTCGTGGCCTTCGTCAAGGCCCGCCGCGACCCCAAGGAGTTCAGAGACCCCCACTACCAGGGTGTGATGGCGCTGCCCGATGGCACGCGTTTGCAGGTCTCGATATGGATCGACACCACGCGCGCCGGCAAGCCCATCATCAACGGCTCTGTCCGCCCTGAGCCCGTCCGCACGGCGCATCACCTCGACTCGGCCGAACTCGCCAAGTCCGAGGACATCCCGCAGCACCCGGGCGCCAAGGTCGACCCCAACTTCGACCTGTTCTGATCCTCCTAGCCCTGAGCACGGCTCAAAACTGCTCCCTTCTCTCAACCAGTCCAGGAGAACTGACCATGTCCAGCAAGATCCGCACCTCGACCATCTTCGCGATGGCCGCCAACATGACCTTCATCGCTTCGTTCTTCGCCGGCGAGATGGCGCTGCCGATGCTCTTCATCACCGCCTACGCCGGTCTGGCCGGGCTCACCTTCGCCACCCTCGGCGACTGAGGTACGCACCGTGATCTACCAACCTGCTCCGCCGAACTTCCTCGAAGAAGCACGCGCGCTGATCGAGGCCCACAACATCAACAACGCCTACGAGTTCATCGAATACGCGATGAACGACCGTCTCCACGGAGACGAGTACTTCGCCGCTGTCGCCGGCTTGGTGACCTGCGAAATCACCCCATTCTGTGTCCGCGTCGGTGACTCCCTCATGGACCAGGACGAATGGCTGGAGGGCGCCCTCAGCGGCATCAAGGGCGATGACCTCACCGTGTGGGTGGCCAAGTTCCTCGACCGCCATCACGAGTTCCTCGTCGATGAGCTCGGCGACGACATTGACGTCGTCCCGGTCTGATCCCTCAGCTGCAGGGTCAAGGCCCCCAAGCCTTGGCCCTGCAGTTCTTTTCAGCGTAAGAGGGGGACCACGTGCCGGGGGGAACGAGCAACGTGCCCCGAGCCCCCATCCACGATCGGTGTGCCGTGCTCATCGGCCCACGCCCCTTGGACCGTGGCCACCGGTGCTTGCGCCGTGGTCCGTGGCCACCGGTGCTTGCGCCGTGGTCCGTGGACATCGGCCGACGTGGATGTGTACCGGCTGTGTACCGCCGGTACCAGTTCGTGGTACACAGAAGTGGTACACATTAACCCCTTGCCACGTAAGGGTTTTTCAGCACTTTCACAAAGTGTGTACCGCGAAAGGGGGGGGTCTCAAACATGACGAAATACCCTATATGTGTTTTCTAACACATAGTCGTTTTTCAATTTACCCCCTAAAATGGTGGTACACATGGTACCAAATTGATTCTTAAGGAAAAATGGTGGTACACAAGGTGGTACACAAGCCACTGTTCCTGGTACACATGGTACACACCACTGTATTTCCATACAGACATTTGTATTTTCGCAACAGATTCTGTTGCTTTAATACAACAAAGGCGTGTCCCCCTTCGGGGTCCACGGTCAGAGGGTTATTTTGTCGTTTATCCCTCATA